CTTCGCCATTTATTGATCCACCTGCCTGCAAAAACACTCTTGATTGTCCAAATTTAAAAGATGTAAAACCTGATATAGAAGATCTCAATCTACCAGTTCTCACTCTTGGATATGTTGTTGCGTTAAATTTTGCATCTCTTTCCATTTGCAAAGAACTAGCAACAAGTATTTTTTTCAATTCACCCATTAAGCGATTATCTAGATCTTGAAATGTAAATACAAATTCTTCAAAAGATTGTCGAGACATTACGATAACCTCTCAATAATTCTTTTACTTCTAATGGCATTGTTCTAGGTGACAAAGATATTGTGCTGTTCCTTTGCGTTATTGAATCATTTCCTTGGCTATTTTTTGCACGTTGTAAATGACTTGCAAAAACACAAATAGCATGAACCATATCATGTGGTGGATTTGATGTACTGAAACCAAATGAGCCTACAATTTTATTTGCTCTAAAACCACTTTCAAAAGTGTCTGTAGAATTATCATTTAATATAACTCTTGCATTCTGTAGATCTGTAGTAGTTTTTGATAAATCGATTGCAGTTGTAGAACCGTATTCACGATCAACATCAGTATGAATTGAAGTAATAGAAATCAAAGGTTTTATGGGTAATTGTAAAACAAAAGATAGTGTATACATCGGACGATCTACAAATAAAGTATAGGTAGATTGATCCAATGTGTAACTTGTATTCCCATCAGCCAAAGGAAAACCAAGATAACGAGCTATAAAGCTTTCAACTCTTGATATTAAAGCAGTAAGATCAGCATCAACATCAGATCCTTGTATCTCAGGAAGATACTGTTTTAATGTTGATACTGATACAATACTCATGCATTTAAATCCTAGATGTCACGTGCAGGAACACATTTTAAATAAAATGAAATATCTGTTGCACTAGCCAAAGATCCAGTGAAATCAAGTTTTAATTGAATAGCTTGATCTTTTTCATACCTTGGAGATGCTCCGTTTTGTTGAACCATTGGGATCGGTGCATTTTCAGCAAATCCCGAAGCCTGACTATCAGCGATAAAAAGCTTTGTAGCATCATCATCAGCAAAAACTTCACATGATACTTTTGGACTCGCACCTGATGCAACAGCAACAGAACAAATAACATGTGCTGATTCAACGCGTAGATCTTGAGGTGCTGGCACTGCAACAGTTACATCAGTGCTTTGCACGTTACCTATTTTGTAAGATAAAATAAACATATAAACTCCTAAATTAAAACCGTAAGCGACATTTTTCAATGAATCTGCATCGGGTGAATCCATGCATGATCTCATACTTGAAACGATCTGTATAACGCCGCTTTTAATGTCCTTATCACTTTCAACAGTGATTTGACGTCTCAAATATTGATACCATGAATCAGTATTAAATATTACAAATCCTGATTTATCTTTTGATCCACCGTTAAGATACTTTCCATCAGCTTCAAGATCAGCACTCATGAATCTTGACATCACAATGGGAACACCTGCCAAGCTTGCCAATTGTCCTGATATTACGGTAGCCTGCGGCCCAAACTTATCAAGGGTTACAACTTCAGCTAATTGCAAAAAGTTTGCGACAAGTGCTTCGGGAGAAACAACACATACTTTATTCCCTACAGCTAATTCACCAAGCTGTGAAACAACAGACATAAATTCTGCAAAAGTAAATGTGCCAGCACTCATGTCAACCGTTGATCCTTTGTCAAAAGCTGCTGCTCTCATACCCAAGAACAAACGACGATGATCAGAGGAAGATCCAAGTCCTGAAGCCCCCCATCGCTCTCTTACATTCCAATTAGCAATATCATCTGATGGGTTGTTGCTGTATCTCCGTTTAGCATGCAATCTTCAAAAGCATCTTCTAGATCTTGAGCGATTTGTCTTGATAATGCTGGAATAATTGCAAAGGCTGAATCTTCACCAGCAGCATCATCGATATTCATAAGTGTAGCTAATCCTTTCGCACGTATGGTCTTTTGTGCTGTTTCGATTGTGCTTGCTTGGTATGACTCAAGAGAATCGGTTGCGACACCTTTAATGAATGGTCTACCACCTCTAGAAAGCTTTGGAATTAGAAGTGTTTCACGTTCCATATTTACTGTAGGCAATAATGCACGCAGTCCTCTTGGAATCTGAAATTGTTGATACAATTCTGTTGAAAATTCATCTGGGATGAAATCGCCACCCTGACCACCAGCATCAGAAAAAATCTTATTTACTGCATTCTTCATAAATGAAGGAGCCTTTTGAAGATGTGAGTACAATCGCATATCTGCTTTTGGTGTATAAGCATCTTTCATCATCATACGAGCAAGAGATCTTTGTTGGTTCATTTCGCAAAGATCAGCATGCCATTGATTGGCATACACTTCAGCATCCAACAAACCTTTTTTCTCAATGTTGATTCTTCCTTGACCTTCAATATGCTTTGATACTGTTTTTGTCTTAAGTTGAATAGATCCATCTTCATTTTGAAATTGCTTTAATGCATAATCATTATGATGAATTTCTGCATTGATTGTTTTTGCTTGCCCTTCAGCTAATAGCTTTTGAGCTTTTTTCAGATCCTTTACTTGATCCTCAAAGTTACGCAATCGATCATCTGTGTTTTTTTGATGTGAGACAATGCCCGAAATTAATCTTTTAGCTTCGTCTATTTTGTTGTTATTCATAGTGTAGCTCCTCTATGAGTGTAATATATAGGCAAACGCCTCAGTTAAACTTTCTATATAATTTTTTTCTTCTTCTTCATCTTCTAACTCTTTATCTTCTGAATCTTTATCATGATATTTTTCATCATCTTCTTCTTCTATAATTTCTTTTTCTTCTTCTTCTTCCTCTTTCATTGCATCTTCTTCCATTTCCATTTCTGCTTTTGCAAATTCAATAATGTATTTATCATCTTCTTGTTTTACATTTAAAATATGCTTGTATTGATTATCTAACTCTTCACGTATTATTTGACGCATTTCATTAACAAGATCATTTTTCATGTTATTAAAGTATTTTTTTTCAAGCATGGTGGCTTCCCCGTTTGCTGGTATGGTTACAATTGAAACTTCTAATAATTCAGCTTTTGCAAAATACGTCCCTTTTGTACCATAATATTTATTATCTTTTGGCAAATCAAATCTTGATATGCTTTCAATCGGTCTAAAACCTACACTAACAGCATTCATAAAACCGTTTTGTGCTTTGCGTTTTACTTCTTGGGCTTTTGGGTCTTGATCGTCAAATTGTACATCTATAACAAGTTGATCATTTTTAATGTGAACATTTCCCTTACCTATGGGTAATTGTGAGGAATCATGATTTAATAAAATCACGGGATTTTTTTTATATGCCGATAAATTCCACCCTTTTTGATCTACGATATCAGAATACCGATCAGGGCTAGATGTAGAAGCAACAAAAGAAACGGTTTCTGTTGCTTTTTTTCTGCTCTTTGC